CGCGACTCTCGTCTCGTGATCCCCAAGGGTCATGGAGGCGCGACCGCGCCGACGGAAAACAATGTTTCCCTTTACTAGAGATGAGCGCCGGCTATATTCAGTTGGCGGCCATCGGTCAACAGGATGCATATCTCACAGGGGAACCGCAGGTGACGTACTTTTCAGGAGTTTATCGCCGTCACACCCCCTTTGTGCTCGAGGCGTACGACATTCCCTTCCTGGATCAACAGGTTGGTTACGGTCAAAATAACATTTGTCGCATCCCTGCAAAAGGAGACCTCGTCAGAGGGTTGACTTTAAAGTTGACCCTCCCGGCTCTCAACAATCCCGGAGTCGACTGGACCTGGCCGACGCCTCCAGCCGCCGTCACGAACGATCCCCACGTCCGCATCATAACCCCTGCCAACGGGACTGCGAACACGACCATTACCGCGACCCTCTTGGTCCCTTCCTATTCTACAAACAACGCTTCTCAGTGGTTCACTGGAACCTTCGCGCCTTACGTAGAATACAATCAGTACTTTAATAAATTCGTGTTTAGTAATTGCGCCTCCGTCGAAGTGGAAAACTCGAGTTCGTACCTGGCATCCGGTGTCTTTTTTGGTCTCGATCCCAAGGCGTACTCGTCCATCAATGCCACGAGCGGCAACCTCGTGTACACCGTGAACAGCACTTCGAATTTACAGGCAAATTCAGTTTCTCCATCCAATGTCTCTGCAAATTTCATATCGACCGTAACCAGGGTGGGCGACTTTACCCTCGAACAGGCGGGGTGGATCAAGTCTATAGGTGCTCTCGCAGCCGATACCCAGACTGGATTATTCACATACCTTAATCAACCCTATAACGTATCTGGTCAACAGTTTTTGAATTTCAATTCAATATCCGCAACTGGTCCATATTGGACAGTAGCTGATCCCTCTGCAAAATTTCAAATAACGACCGGTGGTCGCTTACAGTTCACGACATCTGGTTTGTACGCCCTGAAGGCCGGGTTTGAGTTGGGAGCCGGTTCTATGGCCACATTCAGTTATGGTTCGAGCACAATCGAATCCATCGAGGGCGGGGCGCCCGTCAATCCAAATTTTGAATACACGTACACGTTCCGCGTGTCTCCCGATCCCTCCATGCCCGTCGTCATCCCCGTAAACATCACCAACACCGCAAATACGTATTACTTTTACGTTACTAGTACCGGTACTCAACTTCAGACGGAGTCTTATGTATCTATAAATCCAGTGGATGAAATTTACAGAATCACCACGGATATAGTCATGGACGCCAATCCGTGTCGGTTCCAGCTCTATGGAAACGTTTCCGGAAACAGCAGCACCTCCCTTGCCCTCACACCCACTTCCATAATAAATTTCGCAAATAAAGGCGAGTACCTGGTGACGGGTGTCCTGTCCCTGGCCAGCGGCTACGTATCCAATGTTTCCATTTTTGAAGGCTCTAACCTCCAATACGTCTATGACATGTCACTCCAGGGCCGCGACCCTACTTTCGCATTCACGATGCCCGTCATCGTTTCCGACGCGACTCGCAACTACACGATGAACATAGCGACGACAGCCACGACCACCATTCTCGCAAATAGCTATTTTGTCGTGAACCGTGTCGGTGTTTATACTGGAGCAGTACCAGACACCGTCGTTTTACCCGACAACGGCTTGACCTTTCAATCGAACGTCACGACCCTCACGAGCCCTTTTGATTTTGTTAGAAATTTCACATCGAATGGCGTCTCAAACCTCATATCGTACACGCAGGCTGGTTTCCAGTTTAGCAATACAGGAACGTACATGCTCACCGGTGCCGTCTGTACCGCCGATCCAGTCAACAGCATCACGTTCGGCTCGAAGACGTACCAGGTCGGCGTCGGTCTTTTGCCGCCCTACACCTTTCAGGTGCCTATCATAGTCAGCGACACGACGGCGACGTACCCCGTGTCTGTAACCGTCTACGGTTCCACAACCACTCCAAACATATTTTCAAATACATTCATCTCGGTATATCCGATAACAAGTACGGTTGTTCAAGCTTCTACCCAGACGTATGCATATTACGACTCTGTGGGTACGTGGGCGATCAAGACGGCCGATCTCAAGATTGGAGGTCAGACCATCCAGTCTCTGTCCGGTGAGTTCATAGAGCTCTGGAACGATCTCCATGTTTCGTATGAAAATCAACCGGGTCTCCAGATTCTCACGGGCAAGAACGACACCGGTACCACAATCAACCCTCCCGGGCGCACCTATTTCGTGAATTTGCCCTTTTATTTCTATGGAAATCCGTCACTGTACTTGCCCCTCGTGGCTCTGGCGAGACATGACGTGGAGGTTCACGTGACGTTCAGGAACTTTACCGAGTTGACCGCGGTTCAGGGTATCAATCCGACGCTAGGAGCCACCATCATCGTCGATTACGTCTACCTGTCCGACCCCGAGATTCGGTGGTTCCAACAGGCTCGGCTCGATTATATGATCACGCAGTGTCAGTACCAATCCATCAGTCTCTTGCCCAGTTTCCAAAACGCCGTCTTCAATCTGGATCTTAAAAATCCTGTACGTGAACTCTTCTTCGTGGTTCAACCCACGAATCAGAACCCGTATGACTACTCCAACAACGCCGTCCTGAGTTTCGGCTTGAGCTTCAACGGCCAAGAGGTTTTCACGACCGACACGACCGACGCTCTCTATGCCGGTGACATAGAACCTTTTAACCACTACCCCAACTTTCCTCAACGCGACTTTTTCATGTACGCCTTTACCGGCAATCCCAAGTCTCCAAAACCGCACGGTCAAATCAACTTTAGCCGAATCAAACAGGTTTTGCTGACGCTCAATTGTGGTGGCCAAGCTTATTTACCCGCCAAGGAACTTCGGATGTTGGCTGTAAATTACAATATTTTACAAATTTCAGACGGGCTCGGGGGGCTACGGTTTAATACCTAAGGGAAACCCGTAGGGTTTCTTTCTTAGTGACGGCCCGTTAGGGCGCCCATAGAGAGGGCCCATAAAACTTTATGAATTTCCATGTAATGAATTTCCATACAGATTTATGAACCTCGAAGAAAGAGCGCCTAACGGCGCGTAAATAAATGCTGCGAGGAGGCGCGTATCGCGCCGACGGAAAACAATGTTTTCCTTTATTAGAGATGGCCTCCCGTGCCAGTTTAGCCTTTTTAGGTCAGGAGGACATAGCCCTGAGCGTGGATCCGCAGGTTACGTATTTCAAAGAAAAATACGAAGGCTCTAGCCTCTTTGCTTCGCGCGTCGACAAGGTTCAGTTCAACAACGACACTCTCGTTCTGGGCGGTGAAAACGTCTTGGAGCTCCCTCGTTCCGGGGATCTCATAACCGAAATGTACCTCAAGGTTTTCTTGCCCCCTAATCTGAAATCAAAGGTCCTTGAAGAGTCTTTTGGGACCCTTTTCATCGATCACATAGAATTGTACATCGGAAGTACACTCGTCGAACGAATTTACGGCGAATTTATAGCCATGAAATACGACATTGAGGTTCCACAGGGTAAGCAACCCGCTCTCAAAGGCCTCATAGGCAAAGGTACGCAAGTTGCCGCCTCGAGCTACACGATCCCCTTGCCTTTTTCTCTATTAGAAAAGGGAATTCCCATCTGCGCCTTCAAAGAACCCGTGACGTTCCGCATCATCACCAATCCTACCGGGACCTTCACCGTTCCACCCGTCGATATCGTCGAGCCCGTCCCTTCGTTTTTACACGTCGAATACACCTACCTGGGTCAAAAAGAGATTGACTACATCCGCAAGACCCCGCAGATTCACGTCGTTGAACAGGTCCAATTGGCCGAATTTTCTGTACCTGCCGTCTCCCCTCCAGTTCCCCAGTCCGTCCGCTGTAATCTCGGGTTTTCAAACATCGTCAAGGAACTCTTTTTCGTGATCCAAAACGAGACGGCGCTCGGGTACGACTTTTTGGCCAACAACACGTCGAACGTCCAGCAGATTGTCAACCTCGAGCTCTTGTTCAATTCCACCGAACGCATATCGACCGATGTGGGTACGCC